GCATCAGCGGGTTAGAAGCTCCCCGCGTAGTCGATCGGGCAGGTGACCGAGTCCGGCAGGGACACCGTGCCGCTGTCGCAGACCCACGACTCGACCGCGAGCGCCTCGACGCCGACGAATGCGACGCTCTCGAACGTCTCCCCAAAGAGCTGGAAGTTGTTCTGAGCGTTGAGGACGGAGTCGCGGACGATTCCGAGCTCGAGCATCCCCGCGTCGAGGTAGAGGAACGACCCCTCCGGGAAGAGGTACCAGGTCACGGCCTCCGGGAACGCCAGCAGATCGCCGTCGCCCTGAGTCGGGAAGACCTGGCCGCGTCCGTTCGCGCCGTCGATGTAGAACGTCGGCTCGATGTTGAACGAGCGCAGGAGCGCGGTGACCTTCGCCTGGTCGGTGTCGAACCGCTGGAACTGCGTGCGGATGACGTCGGAGACGATGAGGTCGACGGCCCACCACGGGATCATCAGCCGCAGGACGGCCTCCGGATCCATGCGGTTGCGGTTCCGCAGACCGTTCGCCGCGGCGAGGATCTGCGAGAACAGCGTCGCCGACGCCCCGAGTCCGAGCGAGCCGGCCGTGACCTGGCTCGACGCCGCGTCGATCAGCGTGAGGAGGTTCGACTCGGCCAGCCGTGCGTGCGCGGCGAGGACGAGGTTGTTCCACTGCGCGACGAGCTCGGGGAAGGCGCGGGCGCCGAGGTTCCCGAACTCGAGGCAGTGGTAGATGATGTCGACGTCCGTCTCCTGGAACGGCGGACACGGGATCGTCTGGCACGACTTCGTCGCCGACGACCCGCCGGCCGCGTCCTCGGCCTCGGTGATGAGACCGACGCCGGTCGTGACCGCGGAGAGCGCCGCCGGCCGCGCGTAGCGGAGGCCGCCGCGATCCGCCGAGAACGACGGCAGCGACCCCATCACGGGCCGGATCGGCACCGAGATGTACGCGAGGTTGTAGTACGGCGTCACCGGGGCGCACAGTCCGCCTGAGGCGGTGAGCGTCAGCTCCTCGCCGGAGGCGGTCAGGCCGATGTTCGTGTCCTGCGTGCGGATGCGGTCGCGCATCGCACGCTTGATCGAGGCCGGGTTGACGGTGTCGCGGATCAGCGACCAGTTGCCCTCGATGTCGTGGCTCTCGAGCCGCCGCTCGGCCGGGTACTCGTCCGTCCAGTCGGCGACGGCCACGATGTACTTCTCGCTCGGCGTGCCGGGCGACGCCTGGCGATCGAGCGACACGAACGTGCGGTGCCGGTCGATCATCGCCTCGGCGAGGTCGAGTTCGCTGCCGAACTGGACGCCGGGCGACCGGTTGGTTGCGCCGCCGCCGGCCGTGAACCCGACCGCGCGCGGCGTGACGATCTCGGACTCGGCGAGCGTGTGCCCCGCCGACGGGCGCGGCAGGCGCCGGCCACCGGCCGGAACGAGCGAAGCCGTCAGCTGCGCCTCGCCGTCGGGCGTCTCCTCGCCATCCGGCGTCTCGCCACCCTCGGGGGTCTCGCCGCCGTCGCCACCGTCGCCGTCGCCGTCCGGGGTCTCACCGGTGGGCGTCTCGGCGGTCTCGAACTCGGCGAGCGCCGCGAACGCGGCCTCGTCCTCGGGCGTGAGTACGCGCTTGGCCTGCTCCGCCTTGAGCTCGCGGAGCGTCTCGAGCGCGGTGCGCGTCGCCTCGATCAGCTCGGACGCCGACATGCCGGACTCGGCGACGAACTTGGCCGGGTTGGCGAGCACGTCCTGCGTCTGCTGGTCGAAGTCGTCGATAAGGCCTGCGAGCGCCTCGTCGTTGACCTCGGCGAGGTTCTCTGGAACCTCGGCGTAAATCTCGTTGTCGTTCTCGTCCACGGCTGGTAGCCCTCCTTTGGAACGCTGGGATCTGGATTCAGCGCTCGGCGGCTATGCCGGCCGTGCTGTCGTGAGGGTCGCTATGCGACTCTCGCGCTCGTCGGGGATTCTAGAACGGGGTGTCGACGCGAGTTCTGCCGACTCGCGTCCTGATATAACGATTGGCGATGATCGAGCGCGGCCACGAACACATGCTGCGTCCCGCCAGCCGTCAGGATCTTCCCGATGGGCGCCGGATCGTTCACTCCGTCTGCGTATGCTCGCTCGAGGAGCAGCGCGTGACGGCCGGCGAAGTGGTGACCGGGCTCAAGTTCAGGTACGGCGGCTTGTGGTTCGCGCCGCTCGATCTGGTCCGGATCAGCGCGACCATCGGCGTCATCGAATGCGAGGCGTGCGGCGGCGTGGCCGGCGTGACTCCGTGCGAGACGTGCGGCGGCCTCGGAGTCACGAACGCAGACGGAACGCGGCTCGAGCCGCGCGCGCTCAAAGTCGGCTAGATGGCCTACCCACCCCGGACGGTCTACCGCTATCGCTGGGGCAACAACCCTCGCCGGGCGGAACTGAAGGGCCGCGAGTGCGTCATCGAGGCGCGCGGCAAGCTCGGCACCGTCCTGCTCCGATTCATCGACACCGGCGAGCGCGTCACCACATCCGTTCGCGCCGTCCGGCGTCTGTCGGATCGCACTGATAGATTCGCCGAATCTTGAACGTCGTGATGCTGAGTCCAGTCCTTGACTCCTGCCACTGGCAGTCGAACGCCGACTTGAAGCCGGAGGCCGACGCATACGCGCGCATCGGCGCCGGTACGAGCTTCGGCCTCGGGACAATGGAACCAGCGGATACCTGCATCGGGAGGGCGCTAAGGGGCAGGCAAGCCCCGCACGCCCCGCTCCTGTCGCTCTAGCACCCGGAGGAACACCCGATGAGCTACCGGCCCGCTGCGGAGCGGCTCCGGCCGTTCCGACTCAACGAAGTACCCCTCGACGTCCGCATGGCAGCCGCCCGGCACGCCCGCGTGCGCGAACTTCCCGACGACAACACAGACCCGCGCGACCGGCTATTCGCCGCACTCACCGATCTCGGCCCGGCCGTGGATTCAGAGGAGGACGTGCTGGCGCGGGAGGCGCTCACGCGCGCTGCGCGGTCGCCGTCAGAGCGCGTCTACTGGATCACCGAGAAGGCGTGGCGGAAGGTCATGGGCGACTCGGCATGGGCGAAGGTGATGGGCCGATGAGCCGCGCCGTTCATCTCGCAAACCATCCGGTCAGGCAGGCCGTGCTGCGGACCGGCGTGAACCCAACGCTGATCGTGCAGCGCGGCAAGGGCTGGATCAAGTGCCGCGAGGAAGGCTGCTGCCGGATGTGCCGGCGATCGTCGATGATCCGGCCACTGACCCGCCATCACGTCGTGCCGCTCTCGTGGTTCCGCAACCGCGAACGGTTCGCGCCGCTCCGCCACGTCGACGCCAACATCGTCCCGCTTTGCGCTCCATGCCATCGAGACATCGAGCGGAGAACTCCGCACGCGCGCACCGAGCTCCGGCGTCTTCTGTCGAACGTAGAGATCGCTTTCGTCATCCAGGTCGCCGGCCAACAGTGGCTCGATGATCGCTACCCGTCTAATGGCAGATCTTCGATCGGACACGCCGGCGCGGCCAATCGGCCGATTCACCGCCCCGACTGCGCACACCGAATGTGCGTCGATTCGTGCACGGTCGGTCGCGTCGCGTCGTCGCCGGGACTCGGCTCTAGCGCCTAGTGAGTCCAGTCGATAGACGTGGCGCCGCAGTCGCAGTCGCGGTCGATGTAGAGGAACGCTCGCCGGCCCGGGTCCATGCCATGCCGCCGGCGGCGGCTCATGATCGACTGAGCGACGTCGTCGTGGTCGACGAGCGACGGAACGGTGGCGACCGCGGTGATCCCGCGAGCGCGGAGGAATCTGCCGGCGATCTCGTCGTCGGCGACGAACCGCGGCGGATAGTTCTGCTCGTCAACCCACGCGACGAGATCTCGAGCGACCCCAGCCGGCCACGCGACGGCAATCGCCGGCAGCCAGTGCGCGTACTCGAGGTCGGCCCACGGCGCACCTCGCTCGCACGCCTTCATGACGGCGAGACGGTGCCGCGGCGGGTTCCCGGTGACGCAGAGGACGATGACGCGGTCCGGCCTGGCCGCGATCGCAGCTCGAGCGGCAGCCACGAATCCGGCGCAGGCGGTTGCGTCCTCCTGAATAACCACGAGATGCGAGGCGTCGGGCGGAGCGGTCTCGATGCAGTGGCGGTAGGTGCGCCACGGACTCTTGACCGGCGACTCCGGTTCGGGGTCGTAACAGACGCGGCCTGCGATCTCGCCGGCGAGTGCCTCCGCGAGATCGCTCCGGGCAGGATGAGCCTGGACGACGAGGTCGATGCCGATGCCGATCATTCGGGGTGCGTCTGGATCGTGACGGAGAGCCTTCACCCGCCGCCGCGAGTTTCTACCCCTAGGGCGTGTTCCACTTGGCGGAGAGGTATTCGCGAAGTTGCCGCTGCTCGACTGCGGTACATGCGCGCCGCACGACGATCAGCTCGAAGAGATCACCCGACCAGCCGCCGTCCGATGGGTTCTGACCGACGTAGATCGCGGACGAGTCGGTATCGGGCAGCGAGCCGGGAGTCAGGGGATCGTTCGGCGGCGAGCTGCCCACGAGATTCAGGAACGAGGCTGGCTCGATGTTCCACGTCGGAGGGTCGAAAGTCTGCGCGACGACGACGGACGCCGGACTCTGACCCGAATCCGTGCTCGTCTGAGAACCGACAGATGCGGCGTCGTCGCCGTTGACGACCGTCTGCATCGCTACAGCGCCCTTCGTTGCGTCGAAGAAGTAGAACTCGAAGTCCATGCGGGGGCCCGTGCCGTCGTTCGTGAGCGCATAGAGCGGGGAGGAGCCTCCGCCCTGCCCGGTGGCGGATAGGGCGGCTGCGATGGTCATGCCGTCCAGAGCGCGGAAGAGGCCGAGGCCTGTGAGCTCCAGGAACTGGGGGTCGACGGCCGGGTCGAACCGCACGACCGAGCGACCATTCCTCTGCGATGTCTTGAAGATCGGACGGTTGTCGCTCGTAGCCTGAACCGCCTCATTCCCAGCGTCGCTCTTGTCGGACCACGCCGAAACTGGGTCGCCGTCAGATGGCGAGCCAGCGTTGATCGTGTCGGCATCGGCGGCGTCGAGCCAGAGCGCGAGGCCGTCGAGGTCGGTCGGAGCGAAAGGCGCAGATCCGCCGCCGACGAGGGCTTCCGTCCCGTCGGCTTGGCGGACCCAGACGGTCTTATCTGGTTTGCGGAAGATGATCCCGCGCTCGCCGTCATCCTCGCTCCGGAACCCCATCAGGAACTTGTCGATCACGCTCACTGCTCAGCCTCCAGCGGTCGCCGCGCCAACGCGAGCAACTCGTCGAAGTCGTCACCGCGGCCGGCATCCTCGGAGACCTCAGCCTCGTCCTCCGCGAATGCGCCCCTGGCGCCACTAGCGCGCGCGTAGATCTCCGCGAGGGTCCCGCCCTCATCCGTGGTCTCGCCGAGCCACTCCGACGCTTCCGCAGCGCTCATCGGCCCGAACACCGTCGGCCCGATCGCGCCATCCGCCGACCGCGAGACGCACCGGCCCGGCCGCACGGCCGCGCCGGCGAGATCGCCGAGCTCGTCGTTCGTCGTGATCAGCGCCAGCACGCGCAACCCCTGGCCGATCATCCCATCGACGACGTTGAGGAGCCGCGACAGTCCCTGCCCGTACTTCTCCTTCGCGTTCGCCGCGAGCAGCTCGCCGGTGTCCTCGAGGATCAGCACGCGCCACTTGTCCCCGCCTTCCGTGACGACGTCGCCCGTCGTCTCGTGGATCACGTCGTAGCTGTCGGAGAGCAGGACGTCGATCATGTACGACGGCCGCTCGACGAAGAACACGTCGGGGTCGGTGATGTAGTGGAACTCCGCCCACGGCGCCCACTCGGACGCGAGCGCGCGCAGCGCCCACGTCTTGCCGCAGCCGGGCGGCCCCTGCCAGAGGATCAGCTGGCCGTCGCGGCTCGGCTCGCTCCACGCCATGAGGTCCTCGAGTTCGGCGCGGACGTCGCCCGGATAGTTGCGCGCGATCTCGCTCCAACTGGCCGCCTCGATCCGACGCAGCCGCGACGTCGCACCGTACGGGCCGCACGTCCAGAACGTGATCGGCACGCGGCTCTCGCCGTCCATGAGATACGACGCAGGCAGAACAGCGCGAAACGAAGCCATGGTCGAGGCGATGTCGGCATGGTCGAACGCCGCGATGTGAACGGTCGCCCAGCCGTTATGAAGCGTCACGAGCACGATTCCGATGTCGTCCGTCTGAAATACCGCCGAGCTGCCGTCACGGAACACCGCGTTCGTAACGTCGAACGCGACGGACTCGGTCGGCCACTGATCGCCCGCGAAGTTCGCGATCCCCGCTCCGAGCGCCTCCGCGTAGAAGTACCGCTCCGCCGGCGACAGACGCGCCATATCGAGAACCGGCACGCTCCCGACCGGCGCGACACCCGAAGCCGTCAGCGCGTCACGAACGCGCCGGCGCCGCTCGGCGACCGTGGGAAGAGCGCGTCGAGCCGACACGAGGCGTCCCGCTGGGCGTGCGGCTGCCGAAGCCGCACGCCCTACGCTGACGGAGCGGTCCATCTAGCTCGCCTGCGCGAGCTCCGCGAGTTCCGCGAACCGCTCAAGTTCGTCCTCCGACAGTTCCGCCTCGAACACCGGGATCCCTGCCGCGACGAGCGAGAGGACCTGCTCGCCGTCGTCGCCGCACGCCGCGAGCGCGCGCTGGCGCGGAACCGGGAAGCCCGGCACGTTCACCGCGAGCAACGCGACGAGTTCGCCGTCGCGCCAGTCGCCCGACAGCTTCGATCCGCGCAGGAGGCGCACCTTCTCGGCCGGCGCGTCCGGCTGGAGCGCTCCGGCGACCCAGATGCCGTGCTCATCCTCGCCGCAACGGACATGAGCGACGACGGTGCCGGTGTGGTCGTAGTGGCTCGTCGCCGCCGTCCGGTCGAGACGCAGATCGGCGTGCGGCGCGTCGAGCGTGATCTGGCCGCACGGGATCCGCTTCCCGTCCTCGAGGGCGATCTCGCCGAGGTGGAAGTACGCGTAGTCGGTCTTGGAGTGCGGCGCGGTGCGGCATACGGACGGGAATCCGATGTGGCAGACACCCCACGCGGCTGCGTGGCCGCTGATCCGGCCGTCCTCGTCGACCGTGATCGCGGTCGCCTCGGTGAATCCGGGATCCTCGAACCACTCCGCCGGCGGCTGCTCCGGAACGAGTCCGGCCGCCGCGGCGGTCAGCACGTCACCGACTTCAGCGTTATATGCGACGAGATCCTCGGCAGTGACGCCTTCGGCCGCGAGACCGGCTGCGGCGGATGCGATGACCGTCTCGGTGCACTGCTCGCACTCCTCGACCGTCCATCCGCCCTGCTGCACGACCGTCCAGAACGCCGGATTCGCGCCGGCGACGAGCGAGTCCCCGACTGCGATCTTGGCTACACCGAACGCCGGGAACGGACAGACCGTGGTCATGCCGATCTCCGCGCTCATCACGACCGCGATCGTGTCCTCGTTGTAGACGTCGAGAATCGAATCGCCGACCGACGATCCGCCGTTGGCCGGCTGCCACTTCCCGTCGACATCGAGGACGCCGATCCAGTTGCCCTCGCCGTCGAACCAGTCCGAGCGCGGCCCGGTGATGTAGTCGCCGATCGCGAGATCGACCGAGTTGCCACGAAGCGTCTCGTCGCCGACGAGTCGGCCGATCTCAGAGCCGTACTCGCCGGTGTCGAACACGCCCTTGCCGCGGATCAGGCCCGCCTTCTCGTCGCGCCAGATGTCGTCGACGCGACCAGCGACCTGAGCGCCAACGTGGCCGCCCTCGCTCGTCTCGATCATCGCCATGAGCGTGAGCGGCAGCTCGCGCCAAGTGATCGAGCCGGGCGCGAACGCGCGCCCGTCGGAAGTCAGCTTCCCCTCCGGCGCCAGGATCGCGCTCCACGTCGTCGGACCCTCGGGTGCCGAGGACGCCGGCGCGGCCGGCGTGCGCGGCGACGGATGGCGTGCCGGCATCCTCGATCCCGGCTGATGCTCCTCCGGAAGCGTCGCCTGGACCTCGTCCGCGATCGCCGCGAACACGAGCCTAGTCACACCGCCGACCACGGCCGTGTCGTCGGTCTCGGGCGCGACCTCGATCATGCCCTTCTCGACCGGGATCCACTCAGACGGATCCGAGAGAACCGGCTCGCGGTCGTCGCCGACCGTGATCGGCGCGACGTAGTAGTCGTCGCCGGCGCAGATCAGGACCTTGTCGAGCATGACCGCCGCATCGACCGCGCGCGGCTGGTAGCCCGGGCCTTCGTTCCCGACCACGTCGGCGAGTTCGGCAAGCGTCTCGTTCACGTCGCAGATCAGGTCGCGGAAGCCGTCCTCCGGCGCCCACACGACATCGCCGACCGCGGCCGTCACCGCCGCCTCTTCCTCCGGGCGAGCAACGAGGTCGTCGAGCCACAACGCCGCCGCCATCTCGAGCAGCGCCTCGTCCG